GGAGGGTATTATAATCATTGATGTTGTCGGAGGGTCAATTTCAACGAATTGGCTCTCTGAAGCATTGAGATTTACACTGAGATTCAGATCTTGAATTCAGTCGTACAGCATACATCGCCTTATGGCAAGCATGGAGAAGGGTGTTAAGCCAAAGCCAATGCCTCCCCGGCTCGGAGAGAAACTAGCCACACTAACACTGGTGTATAAATAAGTGTATATATGGAAATGGCTTTTTATCAAATTAGAGAAATGCCGCCTCTATTGGCTCGAATAGAGGAGAGGCCCCAGCGTAGAGCAGAGGATCGCCCAGTCCTCTCAAGAATGTTCTATAAACTAAGGAAAATAAAGAATCATATGAAGAAAGCGCCTGCGGAAGAACACAACATCCTACCAGTTTTGCAAGAAACGATAACACCGGTGGCTTTACACAATGCTTTCAGCTTGTTGCATGATGCTGGCGATATAGTCAATGATGAACAGATTGACATTGTATTGTCAGAAACGCCAAAGAAAGTAAAGGATGTTATAAAGAAGGTGCCTAAAGCTCAGCTAAACGCAAGATTAGCAACAGTTGACGAGAATGGCCTATTACAAACAAGTGCAAACTTCGTTGAACATGACGTTGCAATCGAGGATAGGTTTGAGATGTCAACCGACCGTGAACGAATAAGACCAGCGAAGCGTATTAAGGGAGAGTTTAGAAAAGCTGTTGCTGCCGTTGTTAAGAGTGATATGTATTATTACATGAAGATTAAGTACTTCATGAAAGAGAGAACTCCTGGCATGGTACAACAGATCATTAATGATTGCCGTGTTTATTTAACAAAATCCGGATCATTAATGAATACTAAGGAAGATTACGAATTGGTTAGTTCACTTGTTTTAGCTATTTGGCTACCATCACGTGAAGAGCTAAGGTTCAGATCAGCAATGAAGAACAATGTCGTCTTAGATGGCATTGAAGCGATCAATCAGTTCAACAAAGGCAATCTTGGTAACCGTTTTTCAATTCCGATACCTAGTGTGTCGAGGCCTAGCTCATTGACAAAACAGGTTACCATAAATCCAAAACAATAAGCCAACCTAAATTCAGTAGTAGATAAAATACAGAATCATTGTACATCTATGGTTCCTATATGCAGGGGGGTTCAGCATTTGCTTGAAAACCATCCACAGGATGAGAATGCTAGCCCAGATCTACTACTTGATACACGGAATTTAGGTTTTCATCGGCAATCATATCATTATAAGTTATTCAATTTGCCACCATCAATGGAATGTATGTTGGAAAAGCAAACCTTTTACAACAATTGTTATTGTAATGAGTATAATGCTATGATTGGTAGACATTTTACACCAGATCTACCAGAGAAATCGAGTATCCCTGCTTTAACAGAATTATTTGAGAAGGAGAATATTAAATATTGTGATTCAATGAAAGAACTGTTATTTTCAACAGGCGGATATAATCCACCAAGTTATGCCAGTGTTATTAGTAATACTAAGGGTGCCAAGAAGAAACGTTATCAACGCGCATATGATAATATACTAAACCGTCGTATATTGTTCGATAATCGACATTCAAGAGTGAATTTCTTTGTTAAATTAGAGAAATGGCCAATATCGAAAGTCGAAAAAGAGAAACCACCACGTGGTATACAGTTTAGATCATATGAGTATTTGTTGGCCTTAAAGAGATTGATCACACCAATGGTTGATTTGACAAAAACTAATAAAACTTTTGAACATAACCCGCCTTTTAACCCACAATGTGTTTTTACAAAGAATAATACTCCACAAGTGATAGCTGCCAACTTCTTAGAAGCATGGCAGAAATACAAAACGCCAACAGCGGTTTGTTTAGATCATAGTTGCTTTGATGGTCATTATTCGCATGAATTGTTAACATATGAGATGCAACGTTATCAGCGGATTAGTGGATGTAAGAATAACAGTTTGTTGATGCGATTATTGAAACGTCAATTAACGAATACAGGGTATAGTGCTGGTGGAATCAAATATAAGGTCAAAGGGAAACGTTGTTCAGGGGAATTTACTACGTCCCATGGCAACGGTGAGACCAATTATTTGATGATACGGTCAATACTCTTGTTTTTGGGGATCATGGAATTTAATATTTTCGTTAATGGTGATGATTCTGTTATAATTTGTAATTTTGAGGATGTAGATCGGATTGTCAAGAACTTGGAATTGTTTAGAAATTTTAACATGTCCACCGAAGTCGAACACATTGCCACAGTTTTCGAAGAGATAACCTTTTGTCAAACATCACCAGTATTGGTAAATGGTACTTATAAAATGGTACGCAAACCAATGCGTGTTTTATCAAGGTTGCCATATTCGTCAACAAATTGGGCCAGTGTTTTGGATCGCTTTATGGTTAGTGTTGGATTATGTGAATTAAGTATAAACATAGGCGTCCCGATCTTACAAGAGTTAGCTATTTGGTTGATAAGAAAAGGTGGGAGTGATCGTCCATTGACCACTCATAAGACTGACCATTACGATGCACAAGCTGTTCTTAAGATTGAGAACATCGATCAGAGCACGCGTGAAAGCTTTAATTTAGCTTTTGGTATAGATCCACATGAACAGCTTAGATTAGAAAAATATCTAAGGGACGATTACTGTGATCACCCAGATCAAATTCAAACATTGCTAACTAAGTTAAATTACAAATTATATTAATTATTATTTATAAGTCACTTTATATATATATATAATGTCAACAACGACTACAACCATAACGCGTAAAACAACACCTAAAGCTGCAACTCCTAAGAAAAAGAAGCAACCAATGCAACCAAACACTATGTTTGTTGTAAAGGAAGCCCCAATTTCAAAGAGTGTGCGTGTCAAGAAAGCTAACCCATCGATAACCACAACATCAAATGGATCAAGTATAACAATTCGGCACACAGAATATATTGCTGATATTTCATCAACTGGTGCTTCATTTGGTATCACGAGATACAGCATAAATCCTGGTTTGAATGCAAACTTTCCATGGCTATCGAATGTTGCAAACAATTATGAATCGTATCGATTTAACAGATTGCAATTTATTTACAAACCAATTTGCCCGACCACAACACAGGGTAAGGTGATTTTAGGCGTAGATTATGATGCATCTGATAGTACCCCTAATAGTAAGCTTATATTAAATTCATTTGAGAGTAGTGTCTCATGTTCACCGTGGGATAGTGTTACACACACATCTACAACAAAGAATTTGCATAAGTTTGGTACTCAACGATATGTCAGACCAGGAACACAACCTACTGGAACTGATATTAAATCATATGATATTGGTAATTTGTACGTAGGTACATCTAATACACCATCGGCCGCCACAACATTAGGTGAGTTGTATGTATCATATGAGATTCAATTGTTTACACCACAGTTAGTTGTACCATTGACCATTGCTAGTAATGAAAATACTCAGAGTAGTTCTTTTGCACAACAAATAGGCACTATAACTGTTAGTCAAGCAGGAGCTATAAGCGTAGCTGCTGAATATTATAACCAATTAATGTGGTACGTCTATCAAACACAAATTATTGGTGGTAATACAATCGTCGATATTATTGTTAATCCTAATTTGACCAAACCCATACGATTTGATGCGTTTGGAGCGCTTGGTTCAACATTGGGAAGAGCGTCGGATTATCCAGCAACAGCTACTTTCGGACTTGACTATTTAACAACAGGTCTTAATATTTTTAGTCCGAATACCAGTAATTTTGCGGCGTCTTGGGTAACAAGGCCATCAAGTAACATTATTGGTGCAAACACTAGCAAAGTAAGCATGTACCGATTGTCGCTAACACCGAACCAGACATTTAGATTAAATTCATTTGCACTTGAGGGATTTCCACCATTGAATGCTACAACATTACCTGGCATAGCAGGTCCTTCTTTACCTAATATTGACTCAATAGTGTTCAATTGGATCAATCCACCACCGTTGAGTAGTCAGATTTATATTAAGAAGGAGGGCTCACAAGTCACGATTACAGGTGATGATGCTAGTGCATTGAATTTGGCTGATCTGGTTGCAGATGCAGCAACGCAACAGCAGTAGTCATACTTTATATATCTTTTGTTTATGTCTTTATTATTATTATATTATTATTATTATTATTACTAATATTATTTTCTTTATTGTAATAGATAATTATTGAGCGAGGCATATATGTATCCTGATATGCAAATATCTCATTAAACTAAAAATAGGACTTATTACTAAATAAACATTAAGTGACTGTGATAATGAACGACGTACAGAGTTCTATCCTTGGCCTGGGAAACCATAGACTGGCGCGGAAAGGTGTAAGCACACCGACACCAAGTAATTATCACAACCATACGATTCTATATGATGAAGAGCAAGATAATCATATAGTCTACTTAAAAGGGTCTTGCTGTTTACGTGTATCAACACGTGGG